CACAATCTCCTCGACAGTAGACTTAACCAGCTCTGGATCAGACGCAGCCGTTGCCAGCTCTGATTCGATAAACTCACCGCCACGCTTGCCAACACCTGTCAGGTCGATCTGTTTCATGCCGCCCTTTGATATGACTGGCGAAAGGTAGCCTTGCTCCATCAGCATGGCCACTGGGATGTCGTGAGCTATCCCATCAAAGATCGCGCCCTTGCCCTTGTGCAGGTAGCCGCTGTCCAGCCTATACGGCGTGGCCGTCAAGCCAACCACCTTAACGTCTGGATTGCAGGTCTTCAGATCAGCGATAAACCGATTGTACCTAGTCTCAGTATTTTTGGGTAGGAGGTGCGCCTCATCGATCAAAACCAGATCAGGTGCTGGCACAATGTCATACGCCCTCTCCCAGACCGATTGGATGCCTGCAAACGTGATTGGCTTGTCCAACACCTTCTGCTTCAGACCTGCGCTGTACATCCCAAAATCAGCCTCTGGGTACAGTTTAAGCAGCCCATCAGCCCCTTGCTCCAGCAGCTCTTTGACGTGCGTCACAACCATCACCCGTGTGCCTTGGAAGCCCATAGCATCCTTAATCAACTGCGCGATGATCGCCGTCTTGCCAGATCCAGTCGGCGCAACAATCAGTGGGTTATCGCCAGCCTTGCCAGCCCAGTAATTGTACAGGCCGTCGATGGCTTCCTTCTGGTAGTCTCTTAATTCAAACGCCATCAGCGCATCCTCCATTGCGTAAACCCAAGCCAGACATCCTCAATCGGCGTCAATATATCTTGAGCCGCAACCCAGCACGGCCCTCTGCCTAAATCTACTTCTACTGCATCAGTCTTAAATCTATCCCTGCCCATGCCGCCAATAACGCGCATCACATCCTCTTCGTCTGATGCCGTAACCAATATGGCATACTCAGCGACGAACGCCTCCAGAGACTTAAACAGAAGTTTGCCTGTCTGATAAAATGTAGACTTCACATCAATTCCAACGTCATCTGCCCAGATGTCTGCCCCACTATCTATACCAAGCGCGGACGCCCTGTATGGAAGCTGCAATGCCTTCGCCACAGCTATCTCAGCCTTGACGCCTAGAAGGTCGATGTCGCCGTCTGACCTATTGTCTCTGCGCTGGTTAGCAACTCCACTAGCCCGTGCCAGTTGCCAGCGCAGCGCAGACGCCTGCTTTGCTTCTGAAACTTCTGATCGCGTCAACCTGATGCTCAAGATCTTTTCTTCATCCTGCGCCATTCACAATTCCCTCCAGAAAATTGTTGGCATCTTGGACGGCTTTTTCGTGTGGCTGTTCTAAAAAAGATACCATGTTAAGAGTAACATTATCTTGCATTTCAAGCCATGAGTTATGTTTTTCATACGTCATTAATAAAGTTAAAATTATTAAACTAACGTCATCATCAGTCATTTTGTTTGGCAAATCGTCAATAAAACGATTCATTAATTCACGAATACTTTTACCTTCATCCATGTTGCATCCTCCCATCAAAAATAGCTTGGCTGTTGTTTTTGTTCTTAATGACCTCGCCAGTATCCTGATCCTCGTATTCAACGAAATCATCACCAGCATCGATTACAACAAAATCTTTCGGCATAATTTGGGGGATGTACAAATGTTCATCGCACGTCACCACAGGCTTGCCCTTGGCGCAGCTCCACGTCCCATCTTGCTCTGGCGTCACATGGCTGCACGTCCGACAGCTCACTTCTGGAATCTTGCACCCATGACAAACTGACCAGTAGCTGCAAAACTTGCACTGCCAGTTGCTTGGGTCTTCGTGCAGCTTCGAGGGTGGTGTTGCCGAAAACACAATTCTCTCAGCTTTTTTGACCAAACCCTTGGCCTCAGACTTGTCGAGCTTAATCCGCTCCCCATACATCTCATCTGTGTTCTTGTTGACCGCAAAGAAATAGCACCTGTCGATCCCTGCCAAGTGCATCCCGATTTGACACTGCGCCCAGTATACAGGCTTGGACTTCTTGCACCCCAAGTTCTTCATCGCCTTGAAGTTCTTCTCATTCATCGTCTTAAACTCTAAGGTGTGAGGCTTTTTGCTTTCCTTAAATCCTTCACCCACGCCGTCCAAGCTCAATGCAAAGTGACCTCCGCAAGCCTCGAACCTAACCTGCTTGCCTGTGTCTGGATCTTTCTCCCAGACCTTTACACCGACAGCTCGAAGGTTTGACACCACCCGATCCTCCTCCCTGTCACCTGTCTCAAACAGCCGCAACATCCTACCATCGAAGCTGGGACGCCAAGCGTGTCTGAATTGATACCAAAGAGCGCGGCTGCAATCGTTGCCAATCTGGCTACCGCCCAAGTGTGGACGATGCTCATTCTTGCGCTTGTCTTTGTAGTATTTGTAAATCGCCTCAATTGTTTTCGGCGTGGCCAATGGTTCGAGGTTCATTAAATTATCCCCATAATATCTAAAGATAGGTTAATCAAAAAAACTATCGCCATGTACTCTAACATTTTGCTCTCCTTCTGTTCAGTAAATGGGGCAGACTTGCCGCCCCATCTCTCAATAGAACTATCGCTTCCAAGGTGGCGTAGCTGTGCCACCACTAGCAGCCGCTGCCGCAGGCGCTGGAGCCGCAGTTGCGCTGTTAGCCGCTGCGTACTCCTTGATGTCGTTAGACGCGCCGTACTGGCCGTCCGCTGGCTTCACAGCCAACTTTACCATCAGTGGCTTGTCGCGCAGCTCAACGCTGTCTTTAGGGTTGTTGACATCAATAGAACGACAGATGCTTGACAGACTGCGCTGGGCAATCTCCACAGCAGTGGCGTTGGGGTTCTTTAGGTTAAGGCGATCAAACACCTTGCGACCTGCGTACTGACCTTCGATAACCTCAATGCTCAACTGTAGGTATGACCCAGTCATTGCCTTGGTTGGCTTCTCCTCAGTGTCAGTGATGACGCACTTATACCAATCCGCAGGTAGCGGTTCGTATGATGTTGCTGGCTCAATTTCCAGCGCGTTAAATCCATTTAAGTCCATTTGAGTTTCTCCTACTCTGTTACAAATTCTGCGAAAGGGTTGCCACCGTCAAACGTAAACGGCAGTGGCTCAGTAATATTGAACCGATTTTTGGTGACTGATGATGCCTGTGGGAAGCACAGGATCTCACGCTCACCTGTGGAAATAGCGCGCTTCTTATCGCCATCGCCGCGCGTAAATGTCTTCAGTCGGATCAGCCCAACCAAGTCAACATTGTCAGTGTAGTGGGGTATGCTCTTCTTATGCATTCTTACGCAATATCTTGCGTATGGGTCCATGTCTGGCAAGTCCAACGTCTCAGTGTCGGCGTGGCCAATGAAGACCACGTTCATGCCAGTCTCATAGGCCAGCCCACCAGCATATTCACGCACCGTGCGGTGTCTCTCACTGGCAGCTCCATACCCAGCGCCGTAGCCACCCCCAGCTTGGTTTATGCTTTTTGCCTTGACATCTGCGCTCACAATCTCGGCCTCAATAAGTGTAGCCAGTTGTGTGATGCTGTCTATGACCAGCGTCTTGAACTCATGCTTCTCTGTGCCAAGTGTTTCAATGGCATCCAGAACGTCTTGAGTGGACGTGGCCAGTGGGAAGAGGCTGACGTTGTCGTTGCCAGCGAGGGAGGCTGTTCCATCCTCAGTTCTTATGAAGACGGGCTTGGGGAACATTGCCGCTAGTGTTGTCTTCCCCATCCCGCCCTCCCCGAAGAGGGTCGCTATTATCGGACGTTGTCCTGTCGGCTTCGATAGTGATTTTAAATTGATAGCCATTACCAATCCCTTCCAAATACGAGGGCAAATACCTCGTCTAAAATTTCATCCATTGTTCTTTCCATTTTCTTCTCCTTTTTAAAATTCAAGTAAATTCAAGATCAGGGTGTTCAGCCCAGCGGAGTAATTTCCGCTGGAGCCTGACCTGATCTGGGTTTGGTTTGACGCTCAGTCCATCTACAAAGCTGACAGACTTCAGCGCCTCAACTAGCATTGCCAGCTCAACGTCAGTGAGGGTCATTATAAAACCTCTACTTTAACGCCGATCTTGCCCTGCTTGGATTCAAACGCCTTGGCAATCTTTGCCCACATGCGTGGCTCTTTTTCAGATAGGTAACGACACCCAGCCGAATCAGCAGACACTGTGGTTTTCACAGGGTGCATGTTCTCAGGAATTTTGTCTTTGATTTTATCCCAGACGATGGCGTCAACTTTACGAGACACGGGCTGTGTCAGCGTAACTTTGTGTGCCTCCAACTTGTGGGAAACTGAGCCTTCACCCTTTGCCTCTAAGGCTGCGGTGATCTGCTCTTCTATCGCGTGGCGCTGTGCGATAATCTGTTTTTCTTGCGCCTTTACTTCCAGCCACTGGGAGGCCAATCCATCGATATTGCTCATTTGCAATTTCCTTTCGATCTACTTCTTTTTCACTCTCTACAAAAATCGGTTTACAGAAAGATTTTCAGATAGTAAAGATATTTTTGCAACCAATCGTAAAAAAGGTGAAAAAATGCAGAAGCTAATACCAATAGACGATATAAGGGTGGCGCTCCAAGATCGCCGCCTGACTGTCGTTGCAGAGCGGTGTGGACTATCCCACCCCACTGTAAAATCAATAGCCACTGGCAACGAACAAATCAGCCTAACAACGTGGAAAAAACTTAGTGAATACTTGAGCGAGGCAGAATGAAATTCCCAGTTGAAGACTACTGCTCGAAGCTGGGCTGGTACTTAGTCACAATCCCCGCAGGCTCTAAAGGCCCAACGAGATTTGGATGGCAGCAACCAGAGAAAGCCCTGTCCGATCCAGAGGCAGCGCGTCAGTATTATGAGCAAAATCCCAACCACAATGTTGGGCTATTACATGGGGCCAGTGGCACTTGCGCCGTGGACATTGATCACGTTGAAAACACCAAGATCATCTTCGAGGAGCTGGGCATAGATTTCTCTGCACTCATGCAGTCCGCACCCCAAATCATTGGCCGTGAGAACCGTGGCAAACTGATCTTCAAAGCACCACCCGATCTGATCACACACAAGATTTCGTGGCCTACATCTAGTGATCCACGCA